AGTCAGGCAAGCAGAACCGCATAAAATGAGCCTTGGCAGGGTACCAATATACGAAAAGCAGACGGGAGCATCACTGCTGCCGCCTGCATCAACCTTAAATGTTCAACTGTGAGTTATCCTGAAATCTACATAGATAGATGAAGTAGTGTAAGATGGTCAGCCCCCGAAATAAGAGGTGAATCCTGTGGAGGGTTGCAGGGCGTAGGCTGGGATGAATTTCTCCACGCCGATGCAGAGGGTGTCGAAAGCGTCGGAACCGTCGGTGCGGGCTTCCAGTTTATCCTCCTCTGTCTCGGCCAGCTTCTCGCCGCGCTTGTCTTTATGCTCGTTATAGATGGCCGCTGTCGTGATGCTGAGGAGCAGATCCGGGTTGTTGTCACGGTTGATGAACACCTGGTGCGACGCCTTTCCAACAAGCATACGATTGATGAGATGATATTTGTCCACATGGTTCATAGGATTGCCTACGAACGCCTGTTCCACCACCCATCCGGCAGAAAGAAGGAGCCTTTCGATGAGAATGTAGAAATCTTCATTGTTGTTTGCCGCGAAGCCCTGACCCTTGAAGGTGCTGTCGAATACAAAGAACACCTGACGGTTCTTGTGCCACTTGTAATAAGTATTGAAGATGCTGACCAACGTGTCGAGCGTGTCGTATTTGACATAGAACGACTTCAATACGTACAGTTTGCTGTCGATGCCCACCTGTCCTACCACAAGCCAGTTAATCATAGTGTTAGCATCGAATGCTATTATCAGCGGTGCATTGGGGTCACAGTCAGCATCGAGGCGACTGTCATCCTCCAGTTTTCCTACGTTTTGGAGTGCAAGCTTTGAAGTGTTCGGGGCGGTATAGAGGTTGATGCTCTCCCGCATGGAACCGTAGAAACCATCACGCAGTATACCGATGTGCTTGCACATGATGCTTGTGGCAAACGTCAGTGCCGGCAGGTCGCGCTTCATACGCCGGATGAAGTCCTCGCCCAGCACCGCCAAATTGTAGATGCTGGAGTACCGGCAATAGAGCAGGCAGTTCTTCCGGAGCAGGAACAAGTCACGGTCCAGCTTCTTGATTTCATCCTGATAGTATTTATGCCGCTCCGGGTGCTGCTTCATGCGCTGTTGGTACTGCCATTTCTGGTACACCAGCCCCTCGATGACCTTCACCAGCTCTTTGTCCATACGCTCTTCGTAGTTCATGAACCATGAGCCTTTCTTCGTCGTTGCCGTGTCACAGGTGATGGTCAGTCCGTGGTGCAGGTGGCAGTTCTTGAAGTACATCTCATTGCCTCGGTTGGTCTGGAAGGTTTCATTCTTCAGCTTCTCAAAGTCCACGAACTTCGCTTCGTCTATGATGATATGGTCGACCGACAGTCCGTTGCTCGCTCCGTCGCGGTCCTGGCTGATGATCTGGCAGACACTGCCATTATAAAAGCCTATGCAGTTCTCCCAGTTCTGAGGGGTGAAGATGGGGTCTTTCCATTTCAGAGCCTTCCATGGTTTCTTTCCCACGGTATAGTGAACGTCGCGCTTGTATCCCCACCGCTCCCAGTGCACCAGGAGCGATGGCAGCGTGTTCGTGAGGCACTTCTTATAGGATGGAGAGACGAAGCCGGTACATGAGCCAGGCATGTACTGGAACACCTGTATCTCGCGAGTAGCATCAATGAGGCCTTTGCCGGTACCACGCCCCATTTCACACACTAAGTCGCGGGGTGACATATACAGCGGGTAGAGCTGTGCGTCGTTGAAGTACTGCTTCTGTTTCTCGGCCATCACTTTTCCTCCTTGTCATCGGTCGGCACTTCCTGGTAGTCTGTAAACTCTTCGTCGCGTGAGTATTGCTTGATGAGCTTATCACGCCGTGCACGCAGATTCTTTGGCACCTTGATGCCCAGCACGCTCGGATCATCCGTCGGCTCTATCTGCAGCGGCACGATCTTCTCGAAGGCCATGTCGGGCGTGTCGGGCTTGTCCGTCTGGTTATTCAGGATGTAGTTTTTCTGCATCGAGGCCACCGCCCTCCAGTCACCATCGCGGCGGGCGGCCTGCCGGTCTTCCTCAATCATCTGGTTTACGCGCCAACGGGCAAACTCCTTCGTCGTGGCTTCCAGATTGCCTATGAGAATCTTCAGTAGGTGGATGTCATCATACGCCTGGCTCTTGCCCACCTGGAAGAGCTGCATGCAGCGGCTCACCAGCTCCTTGGGCGAGGTGCTGGGATATGAGCGCCAATAGGCACTCAGCTCGCGCAGCCGCTCGACGCGCAAGATGGTGTCCTCGGGCACCAGCTGGCGGCGCAGCTCAACGGAGTCCTGGGGCAGGTACTCGCTGTAGGCGTCTATGTTGACAGGAACACTCATAGGTCAATGTCGCGGATCATTCTTCTCAGGTAGCCCCGGCAGGCTTCGTCGGCGGCGGGGCTGCCGGCATCCACCAGTTCCAGGTTCTGCTTGCGCAGCTTCAGGGCGGTATCGGCGTAGCCCTTCAGGAAGGCACGGCGGGCAGGGTTGCCCGGCGTGTTCACATCGTCGTGCAGCTCCTTCTCGTCAATATCCAATAATGCTGAAATCTCCGGTAGGGGCGTCAAATGACTGGAGAGGTCTTGTATTTTGGTCAGTAAGTCGCTGGAATAGTCCATTGAGCTGAATAGAATTGTTGTCAACGAGGTCACGGAAGCCGCTGTATTGCTGATAAAACACCTCTTGTGCGGTGGTGACCAGCGTACACTCGGCGCGGTCGCCATACGTCTGGTTCTGGCTGGAGATGACTGTCACCGTCCATTGGTCATTCTGAACCAGTACCACCTTCGAGTGGTTCTGACTCAGATAGACGGCATCGAAGCACTCTTGCATCTCCTTATAGAGGCGGTATGTTTTCTTCGATGCTTTCAGGTCGGCCAGCAGCACCGATTTCTGCACCAGTTCTTTCTTTCTGAGGTTGTGGAAACCACGGAGGAAGGCATCACTCGTAGAGAAGGTGCTGACATACACATCGGCTGGCCCGGTCTGTTCCAGGATCCAGCCCAACAGCCCCAGCGTATGAAGGCCACGCCCCAGATGCGACTGCAGCGGGTACGTGGCCATAGGACGCAGGATTTCACTCGGACTCTTGCCCTTGCTCATTCTCCTGAGAGGTTTCAGGTTCGACTGTCACTTTGATGTCGGCACTCAGCAGCTGCTCGCGGCGCTCATCAGTGAGCGTGCGGCCATACTTCAGCAGCACATCGACGCGCTGCTGAACACGACTGCGCAGACTCTCCAGCTGCTTTTTCTGCTCCTCGTTGAATTGCTCCTCCTTTGCGGCGGCTACCAGCTGGAGCAACTGGGGCATATTCTTCGAGATGTAGCTGTCGGCATTAGCCAGTTCTTTCTCCTGTTCAGGTGTGAGGGTTTCGCCCGAAGCTGGCGCATCGGGAACTGTGGCCGTGTCAGCGGTCAGCCGAAAATCGTCGTAGCGGGCCATGTCATCCTTGTACTTATACCAGGTCTCTTTGAGCACCTTCAGGTGTTCGTAGCGGTCGCACGGCTCGGTGAGCGTCTTCAGCGTCTCAAAGGTCTGCTTGATTTTCTTCCACCGCTCGGCATTCTTGGGCCAAAGGGCTTGAATCTTCTCGGGCAGACGGTCGTGGTCGGGTCGGATGCCCTTGCGGATATACATCTCGTTGCCGCCATCCTTTTCGGGTGGCTGCGGCACTGGCAGCAGTTCCGCCTTTTCCTCTACGGGAATAGGCTCGGCATTGATGACCGCCTGTATGTGTGGGGTAATCTCGCTGTCGAGCTTCACCACATCCTTGATGGTCTGGCCGTCCTGACGCATCTGCAGGAACCGGCGCAACTTGTACTCCAGGAAAGCAAGCTCGCGCTCCTTGCGTCGCATGATGCGCTGGTACATGGCTTGGTCGCGGTTAAGCTGGAGCAGCAGCATGGCTCCGGCTGCAATGGCCTCTGGCGATGTGTGGTCGCTCTGCAACCACTTCGCGATTTGTTCTGTAAACTTTGGGTCAATCATATTTCTTCACTGTTAATAAAAAAGTGGTGGGGCGGCAACGCTGTTGAAGCGGGCCGCCCCACGGTCACCATGAAAGCATGTGCGAAATGAGAAGGGTTAAGTGGTAACCAGTTCATCGGTGGCACCGTTGATGGTACCGTAGGCCGTCACGATGTTGCCCTCGTAGAACGGAGCGGCAAACTCATCGGTGACGCTCACCTCGATAGTCGTGGTGTTGGCATCGGTGGCAGCCTTGCCGTAGGCTTGTTTAAGTGAGAGCTCTGCTTGATAAGCAGGAGAACCGAACAAGCGGCATTTGCCGTCGGCCATGGGAACGATGATAACCACGTCATCGTTGTTCAGTTGGGAGATAAGGCCAGTGACCTTCTTGCCAGTACCAGGCAGAACGAGCGTTATT